AAACTTGGTCAAGGTGTATCAACCTATTATTTAGGAACTATCTTAAATAAAAAAGGTTATTTTGGCAGCTCTAATAAAGATTCTGGTTTAAATCTTTATGGTGGTTCTGATGATTGGTACATTGATTATAAACCATATCAAAAATTAATTAAATTTTTAGAAAAGAAAGGTTTAGTTAATGACAAGAAATAATTTTGGTTATCCTTTTATTTTTGATTATACAAGGCGACAAGATAAAAGAAGGCTAGACAACCTAGACAAAATGATTAAAAATTCTGTTAGAGATGATTTTAAAAGAGTCTGGCAGAAAAAAAGGAAAGAACTTAAACAAAACATTGATGAAAGAAATAGAAAAACCCTCAATTGATATTGAGAAATTAAAATTAATTACCTTTAAAAATATTGTTGAAGGCTCTAGGTCTATCAATGGAGTTACTTGGAATAAAATTAAAAGATTAAAAGGAAAGGAAAAATCAAAATGCTTAGAAATCCTAAAAAGTTAAAAAAATATCAATATCTATATTTAAGAGAAAAATTATTTCATTTTTCCTCTGAAAAATTATTGTATGACATTGGTAGTTATACAGGTTGGAATCATGTTTTTAATAGACTTGATTTTTATTATAATTGGTTAGATAAAATAAATAGGAGGTACAATTATGCTTAATCAATCAAAAGAGTTATTTAAACTTAAAATTAAAATGAAAAAAAAACTTATTAAGGTTGGATATGATATTCATTATTTAAACGACCTTTGTTTTAGTTGGTTAGAGGAATTATATAAAAGGGAGGTTAGATAATGCTTGAAACAATTATCATTATAGAAATTATTATGTGGACAACCTACTTGATAATGAATTGATTATGAAAAATTGCAAGATTTGTAATAAAAAATTTATAGATATTACAAGCAACAAAAATAAAGTTTATTGCTCAAAAAAATGTGCAAGAAAAAATCAAACTATTAGAATGAGTAAATTAAGTGAAGTAAATATTAAAAGGATTTGCAAAGGTTGTAATAAAAAATTTATTCAAAAATTTACAAGAACCAAATTTTATTGCAATCAAGATTGTTATGAAAAAACTTATACAGAATGGAAAAAAGAATTTTATAAAAATAAATACCATACAGATAAAGAATTTAGAAAAAGAATGTTAGAAAGAAGAAAATTATATAATAAAAATAATCCTGATAAGGTAAAAAATTCTTGGTTAAAAAGGAAAAAAAGAATGGAATCTGATCCTGAATTTAGAAAAAAAAGAAAAGAGTATGAAAAAAAATATATTTTATTAAATAAAAAAAGAATTGCAGAAAGAGTTAAAAATTGGAGATTAAAAACAATAGATATTAGAAAAAAACAAGCAAGAGAATATCAATTAAAAAATAAAGAAAGAATTAAAAAATATTTAAAAGAATGGGTAAATAGACCAGAAGTTAGGTTAAAAAGAAATCAAAGATTTAAAGAAAGAAGAAAAACAGATCCATATTTTAGAATGAAATTAAGTTTAAGAGGAAGGTTAATGTCATTTGTTTATAGAGGTAGAGCAAAAAAAATGGTTTCTACAAATAAGTTAATTGGATGTGATTGGAATTTTTTTAAAAGTTATATAGAAAAAAAATTTTACAATAATCCTAAAAATAATAAACCTATGAACTGGCAAAATTATGGTAAATGGCATATTGACCATATTAAACCAATGACAAGTTTTGATTTATTTAATTTAAAAGATCAATACAAATGTTGTAATTATAAAAATTTACAACCTCTATGGGCTTATGAAAACAGAAAGAAAAGCAATAAATTAAATTATTATTATGAAAGATAAAAAAAACATCTATGGCGATTTTAGAGTCTGCTACAAATGTGGAATGAACGCAGATGTTGTGGAGTCTGGCAAAGATTATTGTGCTAGTTGTTGGTTTGTTAATCATACCGATATGACGATTGATGAATATGAAAGAAAGAATAAAGATTTAGAAAAAGAAAGATTTAGAATTAATTACAAAAAGGATAAAAAATGAATAATTTAAATATTGTCGGACATAATACAAAAGGAGATAGAATTGATAATGATTTTTACCCAACACCAGAAATTGCAACAATAAAATTATTAGAAAAAGAGTCTTTTAAAGGTGATATTTGGGAATGTGCTTGTGGTGATGGTGCTATATCAAAAATATTAATTGAAAAAAAATATAATGTTTATTCTTCAGATTTAATTAATAGAGGATATGGAGAAACTGGAATAGATTTTTTAAAAACAAATAAAATTTTTGATAATATTATAACTAATCCACCTTTTAAATTATCTTTAGAATTTGCCTTACATGGTTTTAAATCAGTAAAAAATAAAATGGTTTTATTTCAAAAATTAGTATTTCTTGAAGGTACAAAAAGAAAACAAGAATTATTTTCATTAAATAAACTTAAAAATATATATGTCATAAGTAATAGATTAAAATTTAAAGGATATAAAACAGGTGGTTTAATGTGTTTTGCTTGGTTCGTATTTGATGTCAATTATAATGGCAAACCTACTATAGATTGGATTTAATATGATTAAAGTTAAACTAGAACCTATTGATGTAGAACTGGCTCTTAATACTGCTAGTAAAAGATTTATTGGTAATCTTAAAATGGGTAAGGGTTTTTCTTATGGTTATCAAGGCGACTATAGAAAACAAATAGCTGATTCTTTTTTAGGTGCTTTAGGTGAAGTTTGTTATGCAAAAGCATTTAATAAATATTTTAATAATTCTTATACCGACAATTTAGAAAGATATAATGATTCAGATTTTCAAGGAAAAATAGAAATAAGAACCCAAGAAAAAAAAGATTATAATTTTTTATTGATTAGACCTGGAGAGAAAAGAGGAAAATATATTTTAATTATTCATGAAGGCGATTTTGAATTTTCTATATTAGGTTGGTTTCCATTTATAAATGATATGCCAGAACGATTAACTAACTTTGGTTATACTAATAGACCTGCAGTTTATAAAGTGGACATAAAAGAATTAATGGACATGAATGACCTCTAAAGTTGTACTAATCTATGTTCAGTTTATTGACAATATTTGTATTTTTTAATAATAAAGAATTATGTTGAAAGAAATAGGAAAAGAATGGGAAACATTTACAGCAGATCATTTATCACCATCGCAATTAAATAAAAATATAGACCAATGGTATTATGATTATAAAGTTTTAACTGCAGCTCAAAGAAAAGCATTAAAACCAAATATGAAAATGATTTTTGGAGGTTTTGCAGGTCAAGCATTTCAAGACATGATTGTTTATAATTTAACATTAGATGAAGTTATGAAGGGAAAAAAATGACAGATCCAATAATGATGCAACTGGCTAAGTTACAAACTAGGGTTAGAAACTTAGAAGAAGATAATAAAAGATATTCTAAAAAACTTATAGAAAGAGATGATGAAATTACAGCTCTTAAAAAAAAGATTGCTGACCATGAACTGAAAGAAAACATGATAGCAAAGAATAAAAGTTATTTAGAATTAAAGGTTCAAAAAGATATTGACCAAATTAAAGAAAATAAAAAAATAATTAAGGAAGGAAATAAAGATGAAGTTACGACCACAAACAACAGAAGAAAAAAATAAATCTTCAGGTGGATTTAAAGAACGAAGACAACAATGTCTGGATGCTTTAAAAAATATTCCAACTGTAAATATTAAAGGTAAAAAATATTCTACAGTGAATGAAAGACACAAACATTTATTACAATATTTTCCAGAGGCAAGATTTAATGAAGAAATATTATTTCATGATGCCGACAGAGTTATTGTAAAAGTAGAATTATATATTAGTGATGTTATTTATTCTGTAGGTCATGCAGAGGAGTTTCGAAACTCATCATTTATTAATAAAACAAGTGCATTAGAAAATGGATCTAGTTCGGCATTAGGTAGATGTTTAGCTGCCTTTGGCTTATCTGGTTCTGAATATGCTAGTGCTGAAGAATTAGTAAATGCTCTAAATAATCAAAATACAAATACCAATAAACCAGTTTCAATTAAGGATGAGATTAAAAAGCAAACAACTGAAACCAAGTTGACAGCTCTTTATTCTAATTGGAAAAAGAATAACAATGAAGATGAAGAAATTGAAAAGTTATTCGATCAACAACAACAACTAATCAAGAAAAATGGAGGACAAACTAATGTCAACAAATGGTAATGCAAAACAAAAGGATTGGGTTTTATTTCCCTATAAAGCTGATGATGAAAGAGCTTTAAAGATAGCCTTTTCAGGTAATGTAACTTTAGACAATGGTAATAAAGGAACGATACTTGGAGTCAAAGGGGTATCAAAAGATGGTAATTCAAAATTTGTCAGAGTCTTTGCTCAAGTAGGAGTAGTTTTTAAAGGTGATGATAAATTTACTGGAGAAATGAACTATCCTGATGCAGGAGGACATAAAGGTTTAATCGGTTGGTTAAATGATGAGGGGACTATTCTTTCAGGATATAAGAATGATCCTAAACCAAAACAAGCTAAACCACAAAGTAAAGAAATTCCATTTTAATTGATTAAATATTTTTATTTATTCATGATTTTTGTCAATGGAGAAACTTTCATTTATAAAGCTCCCTTAGAATCCATGACAAAATGCGACCAGGTTATAGAGAAGATAGCTCAGTCATATCCTGGTCGTAATGGAATATTTTATAATAACAAAAGAATACAAGTGTATTGGTGTAAAGATGAACAAGGAAACTATGTCGGATAATGTAAAATTTATTACTGAACTAGAACGACTGCTAAACCAAAAGCAAAATGATTATGGTCATTTTGATAATACCTCTTATGTCATGGCAGGAATTTTAGAAAAGTATTTATCAGTTTATAATAATGTTGAGGTTAAAGTACCATTAAAGTTCTTTGGTATTTTTATGATTTTTTTAAAACTTTGGAGAGTCATGCAATCAGATAGCTATAAAAAAGATAGTTTTGACGATATTAATGGCTATGCAGAATTATTAAGGAGGCTAGTAGTTAATGAGCAAGATAAGAGGTAAAAGACCTATGACTCCTAAAATGGATAGGCTATTGCAATTTATAAAAAATTACACTAAAAAGAACAATTATAGTCCGACTTTTTCAGAAATGGCAAATGAGTTGGGATATAAAAGTAAAAATTCTGTTTCTTCTTTGATTAAAAAATTAGAAGAAAGAAACGAACTAAAAAGAGACTTTGCTGGATACAGTAGAAATGTAAGTATAAATGAAAAGAGTTGAAAAATTATCTATTTTCCAGTTTGAGGCTAATTTTAGAGAAATTTTTGATGGTGAAACTATTGAGGAAGCTACTCAAAAAGCTCATTTATCAAAAAAACCTGGAGATGCTGCTGAAATTGAAGTCACCGATAGCAGACTTTCTAAGGTAAATATAAAAACAATCGGTGAGGAGAATGATGGCTCTAAGTAATAGTAATGTTAGGCTATACGCAAAGTTGGATAAAGCACACAAAAAGATTATGGGTGCTAAAGATGGTAAAGGAAGACAATGCGTACATACTCTGCAAAACTTCAAAGAATACAATCAATTGTATAGAAGAATTGTAGAAGCCGAAAACAGAGACTCAATATTCATATATACTTAATTAAGTATATATCAAAAGTTGTTAAAACTTCTTAGGGATACTATACTCTAAATTAAAAATAGAAAGAAAGAACATGAAAATATCAGACAAAACCAAATTAATATTTGACGAAGAAAGATTATTCTATGCTGAGATTGGCAGACGAATCAAAGAAGCTAGAATAAAAAAATATAATCAATTTACTGGCAAACAAGTTAAAGTTAGTTTAGTTACTTTGGCAGCAGCTTTAAAAACAACTTACCAACAAATAGCCAAGTATGAATCTGCTGAAAATAGAATCCCATTAATTAAGTTAGTACAAATTAGTAAGCTACTAAAAAAACCATTATCTTATTTCTTAGATGATTTTAATGGTTCACCAGATATTGCCATAAAGTTTAATCAAGCCTTTGCTGATGCAATTGATAAACTTGAGGACAATATTTAATGTTTGTTCCATTATTAGATAAACTCAATAAGATAGTTCCTGAATTACATCAACAAGAAGAATTTGATTATTACTGTTCTATTCTACCTAAGATGATTGCTAATGGTCATGCAGCTCATCAATCTATTCCAGGTTATGAAACTTGCAAACCTGAGATTGAGGCTTTTAGATGGTTTGATGGTATTACTATTCCTGTTCATGGTTATTGTGATTTAAAGGGGGACAAACTTATTATTGAAGATAAATGTAAGTTTCCCAAAAGAGGTAGGGTTAAAAAAGATGGCACTAGGTCTTGGCTAACCAACAAACTACCAGAGGATAGACCAGAGGCTTTTCATTTATTGCAAATAGATTTTTATTGGTCAGTATTTAAAGTGCCAGTTTATCTTTGTTATATTAATGAGGAATCTTTTAAAGTCTTCCATGCAGGTAATTGTGATGAACTAAAAGAAGAAAATATAGAAAGAAGAATACCTAATCTTATTCAAAGATGTAAGGTAAGACAAAACTTAATGAGAATTAGCTCAGATCCTAAAGTAGTTAAGGACTATATTCAGCCTCAATTCGATCATTACTTTTGGCGAAATGAAGATGAGAATTATCTTAAAGATGCTATGAAATTTTGGGAAAGTTAATTACCAATCAAAACTAGACTTAGGTTTTAAATCATTCTGTTTAACGCAATTATAATGAGCATTTTGATATTTGTATTTACCATAAACAATTTGACCAATTGGTACAAAAGAATCTTCATTAGTCATATCTTTGTTGCAATATTTACATTTACCAACATCAATAATTTTTAATTTTGACTTTACCCAAGTCTTATTTTTAGACATACCTATAGTATTTACCCCTCCATCATACCCAGTTGACAAGCAACTACACCTAGTAACAATTTAACTTCTAGCAGTTCTTCTAGCTCTTTTTAAAGCCTTACTTGATACAGTTCCTTTACCTTTTCTGCTAGTACCTGCTTTTTTTCTTTTATTCATATAGTAATACAATCCTTTTTTAACTGTACGACCATCTTTAGTTTTATGATAACCTTTTTTCATTATGCTTTCTTTTTCTTTTCCATACCCTTTAGTTTTTTCTTTCTAATAGTAGCATAGAATATTGGTTTAGCTTTTTTGCCATACTGCTTTTTCATAGCAGCTAACATCTTTTTACCTTTTTCTGTAAGTGGCATTAGTATTTCTTACCTTTTTTCTTTTTCTTCATCTTAGCTTTCTTAGCTGCAGCCTTACCTTTTTTAGTGTAAGGATATTTTTTTCCATTTACCATTGGCATAGTTATCTCCTATTTGTGTTTGTTTTTTCTTCCCATATACCAATCACTAGGTTCATAGTTCCATCTTTTACCATGATGACCTCTAAGATCAGCATATAACATTCTAGTTTTCACTAAGAATTTTATAAATTTCTTTACCATTTTTTGCAAGACCAATATCTAGCTGAGAATACATCTTTAGCAGATTCACATCTATGTCTTGCTCTAAACGATTTTCTTCTTGCAGGAATATTTTTTTTAATAGTCATATTGGCATCACCAAATCTAATAATCTTTTCTTTACCACCTTTACAGGCTTTGACTACAAACTTTTTACCACCTTGAACTTGTCTTCTTGGTGAGTTGCATTTCATTTTAGATTTATCTATTGCCATAATTTATAACCAGTATCATCTTTAGTTAGAGCTTGTCCTCTACCATTGGGTATATAAGAACAATGAATCCAACCTTTATTACTAAAATCCTTCATATCATCTTCTTTATAATATTCAAGGATGACTTGATCCATAGGTAAATTTTCTATGATATGTTTAAATACTTTCTTATTATCAATACCAGGAATAGTAAAATCGGCTGCTTGACCTTTACAATGTTGTGAGGTTGTCTTTGAGCCTACCAATAAAGATAATTTTTTACTTCTAAATCCAGAACTTATTACCAAAGGTTTTTGAAAGTCATCTCTTAAAGGTTGTAAGATATTCTCACACAATTGTTTCAAACATTCAATCTGTTCGGCATCTGGGGTATTGTCTATATTATTCTTTTCGGCAGTCTCTGATTTAGTTAGCTCTGCAAGTGTAAAGTTTTCAGTTAATTTCATCTTCTGTTACTCCTTTAAAATATTTATAATTATATTTAACAGCTCTGCAATCATGTTTTTTACGCATAGACTTTTGTTTATCTTTAAATTCTATAGCTTTTTTTTCTGATTCAAATATTAAATTAGTAAATATTTCATAGAGATTAGAACCATCTCTTTTCCAAATGACGCACCACATTAAATGTTGTCTAATTTTTTACAACTAAAACTTATATATAAAACTTCATCATTAACTCTTTGATTGCCAAAGTTCTTTATTGCTTCACCACTAAAAGCATAACCTGCTATAGCACAATCATAATGACTATCAAATACCTCATCTACTGGGACTGGTTTCATGCAAGAATTATAGATTGACGAACATAAGGTTAGCACTAAAACAAATTTCATTAAGGATGTTCCACTAGCATTTGATTAGTTTCCTTTAAATCTTTTATTGTTTCTTTTGCTTTTTCTAAATCCATAGTTGCGTTCTCTAATTTTTGTAAACATCTTTTATTAGCAGAGTCTTTAGATTTGTTAGATTTCTCTAGCTCCTCAACTTGCTCTTTAAGAAGTTTGATTTGTTCCTTGTATTCAAGAATTAAATCGTTGGTCATTTATTTTATTTTTTTTTAAATAAATCTAATCCTGGTTTTAATCCATATATACTACCAAATATTCCGACTGTTAGCCAGACATACCAATCAGGTAGATTGTTAAAATATTCAAAAAATAAATCTAATTTTTCTTTTGCATCTGGTTCTCCACTAAATACAGAGTATGCAATTACAAGTATAGGTAATATGACAATGGCAAGAACCACCTCATCTTTATACCCAGATTGATTATCTATAACATTTTTTTGGAACTCAATTTCTCCCCTTGCCATCTTTTCTGCATGATTTCTTTCTGCAAGAGCTTCAAGGCTTTTAGTTTCTTGTCTTCTTTTATAAACATCAGCTCCTGTCTTTACTGCCATTCCTATTAAGTTTAGCCACATAATTATTTCTTTGTTCTTTTTTTATATAAAATTTTAACTCTTTTTTGCCAACACCAGATACTTAACTTAGACGCATACTTTTCAATAATATGTAATATCCAGTTGTTCATAGTTATACTCATAAATTATTTTGACTTTACAATTTTTTTAATGGTTTTACTACCATCAATGTTTATTTCTATTTCTGCCTCTACCTCACCACACATATAGACTTTATTGTCCATATTCATATTTCTTGATGCTTCTCTTTTCATCTTTAAACAAGTCGATAAACTATCTTGTATTCTATGCTCAACTAATTGACCATTAATAAATAAGCATAAAGCAAAAACTAAACTAATGGGAGTTGCCATTTAATTTCCCTAAGTTAGCTCTTACAGAGTCTTTTAGTTTTTCTACATCAATTAATATTTTATCAATATCTTTTTGTAATCTTTCAATATTAACTTTATTAGTCATGTTCTGTTCTTGAGTAAGTTCAAGTTTTTCTACTTGTTCGGCAATATGCTCAAGAAGCATGAATTGTTCTTGGTCTATGGGTAATTGTTTAGATGCAGCTAATAGGTCTTGTTCAAATAATTGATTCTTAGTTTCTAAAGAGTTTAGTCTTTCAATTATGCCAAAATAAGCCCAGACACCTACTGCTACTGCCATGACAATTGCAAGTAAATTTCTTATTGGTAATGCAACTGAAGTATTTTCTGATATTTTCATT